TTGCGAAGCGACGGTCAGGGAGGTGAACTGTACGTTGTCGTCCTGAACTTGCAGGGCGGCACCGTCGGTCACCAGAGCGCGGTCCGGCAGGCGGATACGCAGGGTCGAACCAATCTTGGCACCTTCAACAGCGAAGCTGTCGTCGTACTGACGGTTCACGTTACGGGTGAGTACCAGGTTGTTCTCGAGGATTTCGAGAGCCTTCCGGGTAATCATGTCAATGGTTAAGATGCTATTAGACACAATGAGGTCCTTTCAAAGTTAACGGTTCATCTGCGCCTGCAACTTCTTGATCTGGCGTGCGCGCTCGGCTTCAATCCACTGCGAGTCAGTCATGGTCTTCGTTGAACGAGGATCAGTCGTGTCATACGCGGGGCTTCCGCTAGAGCGTGCAGACACCGGAGAAATTGGTGAAGGCGCGCTGGTTGTACGTTGGACTGGTGGGGCTGCGGCCACTTTGGCCTCAATCTTCCCAATCTCTTTTGCCTGCAAAATCGGGCTCATGCGAGAAATTCGTTCCGCTTCCTTAGGGTTTGCACCTAGGTAATACGCTACCTCGGGGCCTACGTCTGAGGCTTGGATCGACTGAGCCATTACGTTCGTGATTGGAAGGTTGGGGTTATAGGCGACTTGGTCAAAGTCGTCGTATTTGTCCCGGGCCTTTTCTTCGCGGTCGTGATAGCTCTCAAGAATAGCGGCCTGCTGCTTAGCTGCTTCACGTTGAGCGATCAGTTCTTCGGCTTTCTGAAGGGCCAGCGCTTGCGCGTAGGCTTCAGGGCTTTCAAACTGGTCTGCGGCAGGGGCTTGCGCCGGTGCTGCGTTCAGCGTTTGCATCTCAGCCTGCTTGGCTGCTTGCTCTCGTTCCCACTTTCGCTGCTCTCTTGCGAGGCGTTTGCCGATCATCGCGTCGATTTCAGCCTGGGTGTAGACTTTCTCTACGGGCTTACTGTCGCCTTGGTTCTCAGCTACTTCCGGCGCGTTTTCTGCAACCTCAGGCGTGGCCGTCACGTCCTGTGCTGGCGCGGAGTCTACTTCCGCTAGGGCTTGTTGGACTTCTTCAGTCATTTTTGTTTCCGTAGAAACCCTGGTCAACTGGGCCAGTACAGTTTTTTATCTTACACCGACTTGCGCCGGTGTCAAGATGATTTATTTAGCGATCCAGCCAGTGTTGCCACTACCGGATTCTTTAACGTACAGCGTAGTGTTAGCACCGCCGTTGGTTCTTAAAAATAAAGAACCTACAGGCGCAGTTACTGCACCCTCGGGTGTGCCAGAACCGGCGGTAATTGGGGTAGAAGACGCACCAACATAGCTGGTTGTAGCATAAACACCCGCCCACTTTAAAGATGCGTTACCTATGGAGCCTACGTTATCTGTTAACGGATAGGTACTGTTTGCGCCATTGACAATCGTTCGTACGGAATAGGCATTACCGCTGTTGTTGGTGATGCTGACATCCGCGTACGTTGGCGTGTCGTAAGTCACCAAATCAACACAGTCCATTATCAAAGTATTTGTTTGGTTTGTGAGCAAAATAGACGACGTAGACGTGGGCTTTATAAACTTGCAATTTTCAATTTTTGTTTTATATGCGTTGCCAGCAGTTCCAATTGCTATGACATAAGTGGACGTATTTGCTAAACCCAAAAACGCACAGTTTATAAAGCTATTGTCAGTGCAGTTAAACGCGCCAGTCGTTCCCACAACACTAATGTTTGTTGTAACGTTGGCACTTCCTTGCGGCTCAAAAGTGCAATTCACAATGTCATTGCCAAATGAATTTTCCACAGACATTAAGTTTGGTGTGGTGACTGTTGAGTCATTGTAAAAACGCGCGCCAAGAAATAAGTTTGTCGCGCTATTTAGCAAATACGCCGAACCAAGTTTGTTGTTGTAGTACAAACCTCCGTGAATTTCACAGTTGTTGCAATTCTCCATATACAAACCATACGCCAAGCCATTTGCAGCAATGTTGCTTGAATATACATCGCGCAAAACCGCATACGTCATGTATTTCAGATTGATGTTTTTACCAATGCTGTCGTATACGGCAACATCTTCAATCAACAGGTGCGCCGCTTCGCCGTTTGTAGTGGACGAAGAAACAATGCCTTGAGAAGCCAAAGAATTGCAATTTATGCTCAGTCGTCTAATTCTGACGTTGTAGTTGCTCTGCGGTAAAGCAAGGACATTTTGCGCGGCTGTACCAGCTTTTATGATTGTGTTTGTTTTGCTTTCGCCAAAAAGCGTACCAGAAGACGGAATCTGAATCGCCGAATTAACTAAGTACGTTCCAGCAGGAACATACACCGTTGTTGAAACAGCAAACGCGGCAGCAAAAGCTGCGGCGCTATTTGACGCTCCCGTTAAATCAGCGCCGTAATCCAAAACGTTGACGGGCGCGCCGTCGATCATGTTGTAAGTGGCTTTTGTTAAACTCATTGCTATTCCTTTAGACAATGTATTGAATTGTCAAATAAAACCCTGACCCGCTTTGCACATTGTTTGCAACTGTGGCCACTTGGCCACCTGCGTTGTACCCGCGAATAAAAACCGTTGTTGTATTTCCACTGTCAACAAGCACTTGGTAAGCAGTGGCCGTGCTGGTGGTGCCAAGGCCGTACACACTGACAGAACCTGCGCCAGAACCGCCAACATTAAAAGGAATGCCGGTTAGACGTAAGTCGCCCACTGGAGACGACACTGACGCTACATCTATAAGCCCTGTCAACGTCACTAACCGTCCAACGCGGGTGTAACGCATTGAGTTTGTTGGAGAGGTTAACGTAATGCTTCCGCTTGTGCTTGGTGTAAGAGTAGGCGTCCAAGTGCCTTCCTCATACCAGTTCAGCAACTGGCTGGTCTTACCCGCTGCGGCAGAGTTGGCGGTAAAGTTGATGCCTTTGGCGGCTGTGCCTTGAACCCAATTTCCTATGTTTAAAGTTTGATTTCCACTGGTGTCCAACGACATTTGTTGCGTAAGGCTTACAGTACCACCGGCAGTTCCTGATGCTGCCGTGCTCCAATAGTGCCCACCACCAGATTGCTGATATTCCGATGCAACGCCGTTGTTAATGTAAACGCGATTCGAACCGTTGTAATAGAGGTTGACGGATAGCTGCCCCCCTACGCCGCCGCCCGACCACATGGCAAATGTTTTTGCCTGTATGCCTGAAAAACCGCCAGCAAAAGCGTTAGGCGCGCCGCCAACACCAAAATTGGTTCCATCAAACTGAAGGTTTGAACTGGTGCTGAATGAACCGTAATGAATGTAGTTGGCCGTAAAACTAGTTTGCGCTGTGCCACCGTTGGCAATTGGCAGCGTACCTGAAACATGCGTCGTAAGGCCAATTTTCCCCCAGGAAGGCGCAACACCAACACCCCCAGAAATCAACGCGTTGCCGGTCGCAACATCGGCCAATTTTGACAGTGCAGTGGTCGTGCTGGCGTACAACAAATCACCTACAGCGTAAGATGATTGACCCGTGCCACCACTGGTTGCAGCCAACGGCGATCCGGTCAATGTCAAACTATCGGCGCTAACCGCACGGCCTGCGGTCAGATTGGCAACGCTGACTTGTTTGGTTGTGCTACTTTGAACAACAGGCAAAGTCTCTGTCCCCGCCAACGGTGTCGTTGCGGAGGTGAGGGCAGAGATTTTTGAGTTGGCCATGTGTTAAGTGGTTTGTCGCACAAATTTAGCGCTAAGGCTGGTGAAAGACTCGATTACATAACTTCCGGTCGTTACGTTAGCTTTCAACCTGACTAGATCAGAAGCGCCCAACGTCGCAAAGCCTGACAAAGTAACCGTTACCGTGGCGCCTGCACTAGCCGTTTGAACACCAGAGGCTATGACTGTTACGCCATTAGACTCGATTGTTCCCTGAACAGCGGTAGCAGACGCAGCTGTAACCCGTAAAACAGCTTCAAAACTGTACACGCCAGGTATGTCAGGGCTAAACGCGTCGCTTGCCGAAACGTAATTTCCTCGATTGTCGATATCAACAACCGTCGATAAGCCTGAAAAATCTACATTGTTTGCGCCGCTAATTGATCCACTTGCAACAGTTGTATGGAACGCCGTAACCGGGCCAAACCGATTGTCGGCAATAAACATATTGGACGATCCTGCATACGCATAGATTGCTCTATTTGTCTGAGCATAGGTTCCAACAACGTTGTTACCTGTTACGACGGTGTTGTCAGCAAACAAAGTAATAGCAGTTTGTGCGGCGGATGCGGTAGATTTTAAAGTGTTGCCAGAAACAAGCGTGTTGTCTGCGTCAACATAGATCAAACCGATAGACGCAGTGTTACTTGGGAATTTACCTTGAATGATGTTTCCAACAATGCTTACGCCTTTTGACTCATTTGTGCCAACAGTAACGCTTGAATCAGAAACTTGAATGCCCATGACGTTAGCCGTAACGCCATTGTTTGTTTGCATAATGTTGTTATTAGCAATCAAATGGTCATGGCCAAGCATATAAATCGCCGCGCCGCTATTGTTACTCAACATAAACTCATTGATTATGTTGTTGGTAACAGAGCAATTTTTTGGCAGTTTTGTCGCAGGCCAACCCGGTTGATTTGCATCAAACACAATGCCGCGATTTTCAAGAGTGTCAAAAATATTGTTTGATACAGTCCAATTACTGACAAAATCAGTTGCGTAAACACCGTTGCCAGGGCCAATGTTATAGAACACGTTGTCAGCAACAACAACGTCAAGAACGGCAGATGTAGCGCCAGCGCCGCTAACAGACATCACTCCATTACCGCAGTTTTGAATGATGTTGTCTGTTGCGCTGATTGTGTTAGACCGCTGGTCAAATTGCAAACCCGCGTAATAACCCAAAAAGTTTGCTTTGTCGCCGCAATTTTCAACAAAGTTGTCGTTGATTTGGACGCGAGCGCTTGCATAAACCTCAACGCCGTTGTACCAAGAGTTTTTAATCCGGCAATTTGTAACCTGCAAGCCTTCTGAATAGTAAAACATGATCGGGTACTGATAGTTATCAGCCGCCCAATATGAAATCCCAACATAGCCATTGGGCCACCCCGCTGTTGCTTGAGGCGAGGTGGCGTAATACGGGCCATACGCAGCTCCGCCGTCAACTACATTGTCGTAGTTGCAATCCAAAGTCATGTCTTTGATGACAACATTGCTGGCCATTACGTTACCAGGCGTTGGGCTAGGAGACACGCTACCTGACGCAATGAATGGCTCTGGAAAAGAAGTAAAAATGCTCGCGTAAAAACCATCGGCCAAAATAATTGTTGAATCTCTGCCTGCGCCGGCGTGAACAATGTTTTCACGCGTTTGACCGTTGTATGTGTTTGTGTCAACGTCGAAGTTATCTAACCGAATGGCGCGAGTGATGCGGTATGTGCCAGGCGGATAAAAAACAGTGCCGCCGCCTTGATCCGCTACATATTTGGTTGCGCGGTTGATAGCCAAAAAATCATCCGCCACACCGTCACCAACAGCTCCAAAATCTTTGACGCTGACAGTTTGTGCCAATTTGGCTTCAACGTTAGTTGCTACTGAATCAGTAAACGGAGGGTCATATGTTACTTGAGACGAATCTACGGCGCCGGCGCCTTGTTGTTGAGTTGTGGTGAATTTAACTTCAGCGCCAACATGCAGCCCGTTATTGAACGTCACCGTGTTGGTGTCGGTCTCAGTGTACGCGTATTGAGCGCCTGGGCCGTACTGGTTTACGCCGTCCACAAACACCGACAAACTGTTGGTGCCGGGCGCGTAGCTAATTGACAGATCAAACACTGTTTGGCCCGCTGTGGCCGTAACAATTTCTTGTTGGTTCGTGTACGCAACAGCGTTGGAATTGATGCCGGTGATGTTATCGTAAGTGGCAATCAATACTTCGTTGCTGTCTTTTAGCACGAACTTGTAAATGACGCCGTCAGTCAGCCAAATTTCGCCGCTGTTAGGCACGCGCCCTGCGGCGTCCAACACAATCGGGTTGGTCCAAAATGTACCCGCATTTGCAGTTGTGTATGTGACCGCAGGCGTGGTCGTGCCAGCCGCGTAGGTGTACAGCTTGCCGCCAGTCAGGACGGCGCCGGTGTTTGTAAAGAACTGGGCTGCAACGCCGCCCACTGGGGAAAGGTTGACAGCCATGGCGTGTCCTTATTCGTAGGCGACGGTGTATTCGATGGTGTTGGCAACGTCAATGTACAGACCGTTGCTAAACCACAAGCCTGCGGGGAAGCTGACGTACTGGGTGCCAGCACTGACCGTCACGGTGCTGACAATCTTGGGATCGCTGGTGCTGGCCGTGGCCGTGTCATACAACGCAAACGTGCCGCTCGAGGTGCTGGAGATGAACACGCCGTACAGCTTGCCGCCACCAATTTTAATCTGTGAGTCTGCGCTACCTTGTTTGTAGAGTGCCATGATGGCTCCTTATGCCAAAAATTTGAGTTTGTACAACGTGCGCCGATAGACTTCAACAATGTTGTCAATCAACTGTTGCAACGACGTATCGTCTTTGTCGCACACTTCGTAACGCATCGCCTGAACTTGCGCGAGGGAGTCTTCCAAAAACTCAATGATGTTTGATGTTTTCTTGGCAGACTGTAGCGTAATTGGGCCAATAAGTCCATGCGTGCCTTGGTAGGTTTCAGCAAAATCGTCAGCCACATCGATGATGCGGTCGTAGAAAATGTTGAGTGCCGTATGCTTGCTAAAACTGCGCGTGTTCAGGTGGACCGAGTGGGCCACATCGCGAGCTAGAAACAGTATGCCTATGAAATCGGCGGCCTTGCTCATTGCATCATTCCTTCAGGTTGTTCTGGTGCGCCGGGCGCCTCCATGGGCTCAGGCATCATCGGTGCGCGCAGCGCCCCTTCGCCTGGCACCAAGTCGCCCGTGTCGATGGCGGCGTGGATTGTGCCCATGACGATGTCTTGAATCTGCTCTGGCGACATGCTGGCCTGCACCGCGCTGATACGCTTGGTTTCGGCGTCGTACGCCTTGACCTGAGCCTCGAAGCTCTTGATCATCAGGTCACGCGACTCCATCGAGCTCTGGACGTTCTGGAGCATGTTGTACATCTGCTCCATCTCGGCGGCCATGGCTTGAATCTGCTGGTTGGCCGCTTGCAGTGCTGGATCGTCTTGATCTTCCAGCAGTTTGGGGTCAATCATCTTCTTCAGACGGGCTGCCAGCTCGTCAGCGCCTGGCCAATCCATGTTCTTGACGAACAGGTCGCCGGCTGCGCTCCACAAAGCCGGGTTGCCTTGCAGAATCTGGCTCATCGCGTCCATGGCTTCCTGACGCTTGGTCAGGTAGCTCGGGCCGGTCGTCACGATCACGTCGTACTTGCCCACGCCGGGGTTGTAGACCTTCTCAATGACGATGCCGCGCTCGTCGCGAATCTCACGCACGGGCATCGGCTGGGTCGGGTCGATCTTGGCCATGCTGGCCTCGCCGTCCACACCAATGATGCGGGCAATGCGCTGGGTATCGTAAATCTTGGGGATCAGGTCGACCAGCTGGCGCCCAATGTGACGAACCGCACGGGCTAGGTTGTCCACGAAGTGGTACGTGCCGGTGTCGGCCTGACGCTCGCGTGCCATGATCGCGCGGCCCGAGCGCTCGTTGCTTGTGGCCCCGAGGCTTGAGTCGTACTGGCCCGTTGAGGCCTTGATGTCGTCAGCAGCGCCCATTTTGGCCTGTATGAGCCCCGTTTGAGGCAAGGGCGGGGGTGCACGCTGGGGCAGCGGCAAAACGTTGCCAGCGCCGTCTGTAACGTCTGGATTGACCTCCAAATACGGCCAGTTGGTCGTATTGGCGGTTTTCCACTGCATTTCGTAGCCCTCAAACTGGCCGCCGTAGCCAATAAAGGGCGCTTTGGGCGCCAAAGCCAGCATTTCTGCCTCTTGGCTAACCCAATAGTTGTACATTCGTTGCGCGTCTTTGGCATTTCGTACCAAACCGCTAATAAAGATGCGACCATCGACCTCGAACTCATTGCCGATCACACGCACGACGGGGATGAACTTGCCCGCCCAGTCGGTGCTCTCGAGGATGTCGTAGCCGTTGATCTTGCACCACTTGACCTGCTTGACGTCGACCTCGCGCTTCCTGAGCGGCGTGCCGTACAGGGCTTTCAGGTCTTTATCTTCCTGCGTGCCAGCAAACGCGGTCATGTTGCCCGGGTACAGGTGCAGCGTGCGCTTGGTGTTTTCGTAGTAATAGTAGTCGGCGATGCGGACCGTGTTCTCGTTGATCCACTGGCTAATGCCTTGATCGCCCACACCCAACGTCTCCATCGTCGAGATGGGCGTGGCGTTGGGGAAACGTTCTTCGTACTCGCGGTGCGTGATGTCTTCCGTCACAAAGCACCACTGCGCGTCGGCCCCGCACGGGTCTTGGATCAACGGGTCCATGTAGACGCTGAAGCTGTTGCGGATGCGTCCGATCTTCAGGTCTTGGTTAAAGGTGTTGTCGTCGCAGTACTCGGTCAGGATGCGGATATAGCCTTCGCCGTACGTCACCTGGTTTTCGCAGGCGGTGTCGTAGGCCACGTCGGCGTCGCTGATGTACTCGATGTGACGGATCATGCCGTCAAACACCTCTGCCACCTGAACGTCCGCGCTGTCGTCAGCTGGGATCACCTTGGCCGAGGGGCGGTTCTGGCGCTGGTCGTTTGTCACTTGGCGAACGTGCTGCGGCAGCTTGTTGATCGTCAGGCAGGGGCGGGCGTTGATCGTCTGACCCTGCACCGCACCACGGGTGGCCAGCACGTCGGCGGGCCACTGCCACTGGTTGTCGGGCGAGCCTGCCATGAAACGCAGGTCATCCAGCTCATCTTCGCGGCTCTCGGACGTGGCCGAGATGGCCATAGTCATGCGCGAGCGCGCGAGTGCCAGGATGTCTGCGTCGCTCTTGTCTCTGGCCGACCCACCGACAGCAACTGCGGCTGCGGCGTTGATGCCGGTGTAGTCTGTTGCCATATTACTTGATCTTGTTCAGAACTTTGGAAACGGTCGCCTTGACGTTGTTTCCGCTGGGGATGCTGCCGTGGCAACCCATGCCGGGCATCTTGGAATACGTTTCTTTGTTGCGGTCGGGCATGCCGCCGCCAGAAATCTTGGGCTCGCGGGCGTTCAGTTTGCTGATGGGTTCGAGGTGCTTGCTCATTTCTTGCCTTTCGAGGGGGTTTTGTGCGCTGCCGCACGCTTCACACTATACGCGATGGCCACGGCCTGCTTGACAGGTTTGCCGGCGTTGACTTCCGCCTTCACGTTCTTGCGGAACGCCTCTTTGCTGGTGCTTTTTACGAGTGGCATGGTCACTTGCCTTTCTTGGCCGTCTTGGCCGATTCCTTGAACGCTTTGGCCGTCGGTGCGCCCTTGGTGCCTGGCTTGCGCATCTTCTCGCCAGAGCCTGCTGCAATACGTTCGCGTTTGGCTGCGATGTTACTATAGAGACCGGGTTTTGTAGCCATGGTTAGCACTTCCAACGTTTGAGTGATGCTTTGGCGCGCTCCGCGTCGCCTTTGGCGTGCTTGACGACGCCCTCCATTCTTGCGCAAAACGAGGCTTTACGCCCTGCGTCGGCCTTGGTCTTGGGGTTGGGGGCGGGCGCCTTGAGGTTTGAGCCAGTCTCGCGATTGTATTTTTCGCGGCCCTTGGCGGTCAGCCCCGCGCCCTTGCTGACGGGCAGCTTCTCACCGCGTCCAACGCTTAGCGATACGCCTTTTTTAGCCATTTACGCTCCCATCCAGCCAGTTGCTACGGCGCTTGGCCCATACGAGCGGGCCACGCGGGTCGGTTCGCGGTACTCACGGTGTGCCACGGGAAAGGCAAACGTCACTGCGATGGCGTCTGCTGCGTCCGGTGAGGCTAAACCGCGAGCTTTCATGTCCTTTTTGCTCTCCAAAAAGATCGTGCCACGCGAATCGGGCTTCATCATAGGCGAAATTAGATCAGTTTTCAAGAATCTGTCAAGCGGTATGCTTGCCGACTTCAACCATTCCCGCATTTCACCCCACATTTCTGCCCGTTTGTTGCCGTACATGATCGGGTTTTTAGCCTTGTTGCCGAAGTTGACGCCTCGGACCTTGTATCGCTGCTCTTTCAGCCGATCGACGATGCCAGCCCCCAGGCCGCCTTCGTCGATCACCACCAGCGCTGGCTTGTACTCCTCGATCGCGTCGATCACGTGGCCGACCACGGTCATGGTGTCGTCGCCTCGGTGCTTGATCAGCTTCACGATATCGCGTCCTTGCCTGACCGCAATGACGGTTGCGTCCGCCCCGAAGCGCGCCGGGTCTACGCCGATCACAATGGGCGCTGAGTTATCCTTGTACTTGGGTCTTGCCATCGCGTCATCGACCAGACTTGCTGAAATGAACTGGTCGTCGTTGGCGTTGGGGAACTGACCGTACACCTCAACGTGCGCCTGGCTCGAGTCGGGCCCATATTCCGCGATGATCTGGTTGTAGACCTGCTTGTCGGTGCCCTCAACCGTGCGCGCGTCCACAATCTTCGTCTGCCAGAAGTCGCGTTTGCTGTGGTGCGTCTCGTAGAAGTACCCCGTGTTGCGACGCGGGTTGCTGAACGCCATCCAAAAGCGGTTCGGCGTGTTCTCGGTGAAGAAGCCGCTAGTCACCGCCCAGATGGCGTCATCGATACCACTGGCTTCGTCAAAGATCACCATCACCCCGTCGAAGTTGTGCACGCCAGCGTAGGCGTCGGGGTTCTCCGCCGACCAGAGCCGTCCTTCGACCGACCAGTAGCGCGTGCCTTTTCTGAGGTCGCGCTCGACCAGCTCGGTCAGCCACTTGGCCGGCATCAGCCGCGTCGCCGACACCTCGAACCAATGGCTGTTGATCGACATCGCCAGCCACTTGGTAATCTCCGCCCAGGTGATACTTCTGAGCTGGTTCTCGCTGTTGGCCGAGATGATGGTTGTCGAGCCGATCCTTGTTGACAGCATCCAGATCGTGATCCAACTGACCAACGCCGACTTACCGATCCCGCGCCCCGAGCTCACCGACATGCGCAGCGTCTCAAAGTCAATCTTGCCGTGGTTTGCTTTGATATGGTCGGCGATCTGTTGCAGCACCTCGCGCTGCCACTTGCGCGGTCCACTGAAGTGCTCGAGTGGCGTGCCCGCCTGCCCCCACGGAAACGCAAACATCACGAACGCCAGCGGGTTGTCCTTGATCGCCGGCGCCCACAGGCGCGCCATCAGTTCTTGTTCGTCTTGCGCGCTGTATCGGGTAGTCTGCATCTGGTTACCTATACAGCGTGTCGATCGCCCACAGCGCTAGAAGCAACACGATGCTCAAGTACAGGATTGTCAAGGTCGCTCTCCAGTTGGTCTGTTTTGGCCTCAACGTCGATGACGTCCAGGACGCGCTTTTGCGCTTCGGCAAGCGCTGCCGTGATGCTGATCGACTGGTTGACGTCGACCGTGATGGCCTGCTTGGCCACCCAGCCATGAACGTTTTGCAGGATGGCGAGTGCGGCCTTGGCGTCGCCAGACATGGCAGCTTTGTGCAATTCGGTGCTGATCTCGAACTCGCCGTCGGCGCGGCCCTTGAGTTCGGCCAACGCGGCGATCTCGTCCAGCTGCGTCAGTCGCCGGTACTCCTCAGGCCGCATGCCGGCGGCCAGCGCCAGATTGTCACCACGCAGTCCGATCTTGGCTGCGTCGTAAATGCGCGTGAGTGTCGCTTCGGTCGCTTTGACTTCACGCAACGTGAGCGGTATTGACTTGAACAAGATTCCTCCTTGCCGCGCGATGGCGTGATTCGGATGGTAACTGAAAAAATTAAAAATAAAAATAAATTGTTTGCAGCCCCTCCGCCGCCGGACCGGCCGGCCCCAGGGCCCTACCCGGGGGCCGAAATCTGAAACCCGAATTCCCTTACGCCAAACTGACAGCAAGCCTTGGGTCATTTGGGTCGACCCAATGCACCCAGCACGCAGCCACATGGCCATGGCCGATGGGTCATTTGGGTCATCGGTTTTTCGTTGACCCATGTGACCCATCGCGCGCCAGGCCGGTTGGCCGAACCGGTTCGGTTTATGGGTCATTTGGGTCATTTGGGTCATCAATTTTCAAGTGACCCAAATGACCCATGGCCACTGGCGCGCGCCGAATCGGTTCGGGGTTTATGGGTCATTTGGGTCATTTGGGCCATCGGTTTTAAGTCGCTGGCCGTCGACGTGCTCGTAAACCCTAATAGCACTATAGTATTACTATTTTCATTCAATCAATTAGTAAACAATCAATGACCCAAATGACCCAAAACCCTCATTTTCACTCGAGCGCGCCATGGGTCAAACGCACCCAAACGCGACGACCCATGGCAACCCACACAATGACCCAAAACCTAGGGTAAACACCTATTTATTGTTGTAAGACAATCCCTTACACTAAAGCTCTGCTTCGGCAGACAACAAAACCATATGCAAAACAAACTAGGACACTGACATGACAAATTTTGAGTTTACAACCGATCGCACATACGATGGCCCGCAGCGCATCGTTGTGCAAGTGCTTGAGCAGCAGGCCGACGATTTCGGCAATATCGACGCCACTGTTGAATTTCACGACACGTCGCGCCACATCCGCGCGCGTGCGCTGCTGTTGCTGCCGGCAGACTACAGCGCGCACCAGCTGCAGCGCGCACTGATGCGCGCCTACGATGCCGGCCAATATCAATAAATCAATTCAATCAACTAGGGTCCAATATCATGAAAATCATACCGATCACCAAATCCGACGCACGCGCTGTGTGTGGCACGCTGACGCAGACCAGCAAAATGCCCTGCAAATCGTCAAGCCTGCCGACGGAATCCTGTCAGACTGGTTTCAAGATGGCGCAAATCCCTGGCAGCATTTGCGCCAGCTGCTATGCTGACAAGGGTTTTTATTCCATGTATCAAAACACGATCAAGCCTGCACAATTTGCCAGGCTTGACGCTGTGTGGCAGGCCATGGCCGACGCTGACGCTGCCGCGCTGTGGCTGTCTGGCATGGTTTCGTTGATCGGCGCCGACGCCTATTTTCGACATCATGATTCGGGTGATTTGCAGGGCCTGGCGCATCTTGAGCTAATCGCGCAGCTGGCCACACTGACGCCAGACTGCACGCATTGGCTGCCGACGCGTGAATACGGCATTGTCAAGGATTACGTTGCAAAGCATGGCGCGCTGCCGTCAAATCTAATCGTGCGCCTATCGGCCATGTATCCCGATCAACCCGTCAAGATGCCGGCCAGTCTGGCCAATGTGGCCAATGTCACAGTGTCCAATGTGCACACAGCTGGCGCGCCGATCCATGGCACGCGCTGCAATGCGCCAGACAATGCCGGCGCATGTGGCAGCTGCCGGGCCTGCTGGACAGCTGCGCCAGTGTCTTACGAGCTGCACTGATTGCCAGTGTGTGGCCATGCTGTGGCCACATGCGGACAATCCGTCCGGTACTAGGGGAAAACAAATGAGCTATTTTGACCGATTCGACATTTGCGAAGCCTACTATCTCGCGCTGTCACACTGCCATGGTGGCCAATGGTCCCGGGAATACGCGCGCCTGTGCTGTATGGCCGATTATTTCAAACCATCGCCCATGCTGTCAGTGGATAGCCTGAGCGATAACGCACGCGAAATCTACGAGCGCGCATGCGCGCGCATGCTGGGGGATGCATCATGAAACGCGAAATCATCATTGTCGAAATATTCGGCCGGCCGGAGCGCTGTCGCGTGCTGGCCAGGCATGGCCGCTACACCATTGACGTCGAGCGCATGCGCGACGGCAAATGCTTTAGGGTATCGGGGCTCACATCATGAGCCAGCATCGTCAACACCCCTACATGGCCGATCGGGTCGACCGGCGCCGGCGCGCGGCCGTCGATTTTCTGGGCGTGCTGCTGTGCGCGCTGCTGTTCGGGCTGCCGATGTTCATTTACCTTTGGAGAATGTAACCATGAGACGACACTATGCGCAAACCAAAGCACAGCGCCAGGCCGAATGGCTCGCGCAGTTTTCCGATGCGCTGCTGGCGCGTCGGCCGGAACTATCGGGCCGGATCGAATGGCCGGCCGCGCTGCACTATTACTTTTCAGGGACCGATGTCACCGACGCGGTCGACCAATACTGTATTGCAAGGAACATAGAATGGACATAAAACCATCTGAAATGCATCTGAAATATTGGTTCGCTGCATCTGAAAACGGATATGTCGTCGGCGTCGGAGACGTCGAACTAACCAAAATAATCAATCAACGCGACGCGCGATTGATTGCGGCCGCGCCCGATTTGTTGGCAGCGCTCGAATCCGCATTTCGATGGGCAGCCCCAATGAAAGACGCGCCGCGCGATATCCGGCCGGATTGGTTCAATCAGGCCCGAGCGGCCATCACCAAAGCTATTGGAGAATGTAACCATGATCACACTGACACATAAAACGGCCACGTTTACCCTGCTAGCGGAGAATGCCGAACCGACGCGCGCCCTGCTGGCCATCATCGACAAATCCAAGGGCCGCAAAGGGCCCAAACTGGCCAAGCCCAAGGGTAACCCCAAGCACGACAGCAGCAAACGCGACTATCCGAAATTTAACCCGGCATGCATGCTGACGTCGGACTACGTGACAGCGTATGTCGCGCTAAACCATGCACGCTTGCATCTGGCGCCATTAGATATAGCCCCGGAATTGAATCGAACCCCACCCCAAATCGACCCCACCATTCCCGAAGTGACGGAGGAACACGACCTATGAAACACCCAGAAAACGATTACATCCACGCCGGGTATAAATTCGAGCGCGCCAGCACGCCCAACGACGCGATCGCCCAGGCCCAGCGCCTGCGCCTGCTGCTGGAAAGCGAACACCTAGACGACCATGCGGAGGGGCGCCGGCTATTCGACCAGGGGCGTCAGGAAGCGCGGAGGGCCACAGCATGAGCCACATAAAAAACCTGTTTTTCGATGAGCTGGCCAAGGCCGTGCAGCCGGTACCATTTCTGGCCGCGCCACCCCTGCCCATGGGGTTGCACAGCACCTGGCTAGACCATAAGGGTGTGCAGCTGCTCTGCTACTTTGAATTCGAGCCCGAGGAGGTGGGTTCCCGCGAGCCCATCTCGGGTATGAAACTGGAACCCGACTACCCTGCCAGCGTCACCCTCGTCAACGTCTACGTGCGCGACGTCGACATCATGCCCATGCTGCCCCATGAGCTAATTGACGACCTCGAGTGTGCAATTTTGCAAAGGGACGACGAGCTATGACATGGCCATTCCCACCCTTCCCCCTTCCACCCTACCGCGAGCCCAAGGGGCCGCGCTACCCGTCCGATGCGGAGGAGGCGCCGCTATGCTGGCCGCGCTAATCGCCGCTATACTGGCGGGGCTGTTGGCCGTTCTCCTCGGTCTTTAGCAGTTGTCGACCCTAGTTTGGGGCCCCTCATCGGGGCCCCTTTTTTCTGGAGACGCCGCAGGCGGATCCAGTGGCGTAGCCTACTTGACGCGCACCATGAGCGGAGTAGCGGGCTCTTCGACCATGCGGCGCAGGTCCGATTTGCTCTGATTGGCCATGGAGGGGTGCGCCCAGAGGTTTTTCTTGCTGGGGTAGTCGGCGGAGGCGACGCGGCCCAGGTTGATCCAGCCGGCCTCGGTGAGCGCGTGCAGCAGCGCTGCCTGGGGCACCTTGACCCCAGCAGGGGCCCCGGAGGCCACCCGATCACACAGCGCGTGAAACGGCGAGCCCACGACGCCCTTGGAGAACTCACCCATGCGCAGGCGCATCAGCTCAACCAGGTACGACTCGGCCATGCTCATACCCTGCTCGATGAGGTTCATCTTGAACTCGGTCATGGCAGGCGCTGCGGAAGGGTTGAACGCCGAGACGTCGCGATGGTGCAGCCAATGGCCAATGGCCTCATACCCACCTGACTTGTACCAGCGCCACATGGAGGCGGCGGCGTCGGGGTCCATCCTGGGGGTGGTGGACCAGACGCAGAACCAGCGGCGGTCCTGGCTGTCCAATGAAATCGGAACTGGATCATTTGAGAACGCCAGCACAAACATGCGGTTCAGCATGTCGTATGGGTGTAAACCCTTACGATTGACTGTCAGCATCTCGGGAGGGGCGGCGATGATGGGCTTGAGCTTGTTGGCCAAGGCGCGGCGGTCCTTCGCTTCGGGCTCTTTCAGCTCGTTCAGGATCAACACCTCGGACTCGAGCTGATAGCCCCACTGTGACCCGAGGGTATCGTTGTCGAGCAGCCCCCGGTTTTTGAACTGAGGACCGCACACGGCCCAGATAAACGGCGCCCAGAGGGTGTCCTTGCCGCAGCCTTGCGTGCCGCCATGGAGCACCGCGTGGTTGATCTTGACCTCGGGGTGCTGCACCTTGAACGCCATCACGTTGAAGAGGTGCTCGCGCTCCTTCTTATCGGGCACCAGCGCCTCGCAGTGACGCAGCCAAGGGGTGATGTCGCCACCAACCCCGATCGGCGGTCTGGCGTCGCGCCAGCGGTTGCCGTAGACGTCGCCATCGCGGGCCACCAGCACACCCTCGCCAGCGGCGTAGGTGATACCGACCAGAGCGCGGTCGCCCATGGCCTGGCGGTTCTCGTCAAAGCAAACCGACGCCTCGATGCGACGGCCATTGTGGATGGACTTGCAGCTAACGTGGCGGAACAGCGCGTTGAACGTGGCGCGGCTCAGCTCCCGGCGGTCTTGCATGTCGAAATACGACTCGTCGTCCTGAATGTAGGCAAAGCGCTCGTACCAAGCCGCCTTGTCGATGCGGCCAAGCTCTTTGCGCTCCACCTCGGCGATAGCCTTGGCGGCCTCGTCGGGGAACGCCTCGGTGGGCTTGATCTTGTCGAACACGCCGGCCATCTTGGCGGCCAGCAGCTCGTCGCGCAGACCGGGGCGGTGGGCTGGGCCACCATTGGCCTCAACCCATTGGAGGAACGCCGCGCTATCGAAGTCAACGCAGTGCGAGTGATAGCAGACAAACGCCCGGCTGGTGGGCAGGTAGCGGCCCTCGGGGTTGCCGTCGGTGTGCTCGGCACTGTTGGGGCAGATGATGCCGCACCAGCCCTCGAGGTTGGGGCGTGACACCAGCAGGCCCTGGCCAGAGAGCCATGCCAGCACGTCGTCAGTGCCGTCGTCGCTGATGCGGATGGGGCGGAACTCGTCAGCCGTGGCGACGTCGTAAGTAACGCCCATGGCCTCGCAGAGCTGGGCCAGGGTGTAGGCGCGGGCGGGGGTGAACTCGACCAGCTGCGCGGCGAAATTGTCCTTGCCGGGCTTCAGATTGACTGAGCCTGGCAGGCGGAAGTTGCGGACAGCGTTGATGGCGCCAGCGTCGGTGTAGCCCGCAGCGGCGATGGCCTTGATGGCGGCGGCGAACTCACGCTTGGTGGGCTGGTTGTCGACGTCGAAGGCGTAGCCCCACTGATAGTTGCCGGGGCTGGTTTCCATTTTCCAGGTGGGCGGCAGCGGGCACTTCTTGGGCACCTTGTCCGAACCCACGTCGTCCAGCACCATCACCAGTGCGTAGTCGCAGTTGGCGGCGGACGCTGAGACGCGGCCCTCCTCGAAGCGGTCGATCACAAAGCTCGCCGTGTTGCCGTACCACGCCCAACCGTTGTTCTTCCACTTGCTGGGCAAGTACGCCGGCCAGGTGCACTTGATGGCGCCATCGGCGTGGAATTGCAGCTCTTGATCCTTGAGCTGTGGTTTTTGACGCACAATCAGTGCGGTTTCGCCCTCAGGGGCTAGGTTTACTATAAAATCTAAGAACTCCACTTGAAAATCTCCTTTTGGAAAAGACGCCCGGCCAGTGCCTCACACTGCCGGGCGTTGTTGTTTTAGATACTGCAATAGCCGCATTCTTCGTTGGCGAGCTCACGCACGTCTTTGCCTTCAAGAAAGTCGCGCACGTCCCAGACGCGGTGAACCTTAATAAACTTACGATGGTTGCCTTCGGCCTTCCACTTGTCTTCTAAGGCGATCATTTTCTGGATGTGCTCGCGCCCTGCTGGGTCTTTACCGGCAGCCTGCCATTCTGACTTGCGCGCCAACAGACAAGGGTAGCAGCCGACACGACTGTGGCCCCTGGGATAGAGCCCGTTAAGGGGTGCTTTTTCTTCGGCAATGTAGTCAAATATTTCTTTAGTGGACCAAGACACAATCGGAAGTTTGACCGGAATCTGTCCAATACCTTCACGCAATTTTTTGGTGGCGCCGTAGAACAAAGCAATGTCGCATAGCGTCACGTCGTCGTCGATGCCAATCCCGCCGTACTTGCTGGCGCGATCCCGGCTCTCATCAGAACGCATCCCAAACCAAATTTCGGCGTTGTCTTTGTTATAGCCTTTGTCAGTCAGCCATTTAGCAAACGGCTTTTGTTTCAAGCGCTGCGTGCAGCCCCGGGCAGAACTGTTCGGAAAATAGCCAGAAGTCTCCAAAAACGCAAACATGCCCTCGCTGATGGTGTGCTCTATCGTCACGCCGTAAAACTTTTCCATCTCCGACAACTGCTCATACGTCAACGGGTGGTCAAACCCGGTGTTCTGATGCACGCATACGATGGGGCGTCCTGTTTTGAGCGCCAACGACAAAACGACTTGAGAATCTTTGCCGCCACTGACTGGAACAATAAGTGTTTTCATTTCCCGTATCTCCTCATTGTGCTGGCTTCTACGGCCAACGGTAGTCCATACGCCCATGCGGGCGGGGTCGTCATCACTTGCTCAAGCACCACCTGCGCAGCCTCGGGTTGATCGGACTCAACCACGATTTCATCATGCACATGCAGCACCACATCAAGCCCCTTCGCATCTAGTTCACGCAGCGAATGGCGCAGGATGTCGTTAGCGGTGGCCTGGGTGATATTCTCACACGCCAGACCCTTCCAAAGCCGCGCGCGGGGCCACTCTTTGGCGTCCGCTGCGGGTTTCCACGATGCTTTGGCGTAAGTTATCCCATCGCTTTCCAGACGAGCGTAGGGGTAGCATAGCACGCGGCCAGACGGCAGTACATACCAAAGGTGCTGGCCATCGAAAAGATACGCCACGCGACCTGCGGTGAACTCATGGCCACGGTTGCGCATCGCGCGGGTGTACGCCTCCTCGAGCGACTGCCAGTACGGCACCGACCATGCGTTGGCACGGCGCCAGGCGTCCACCATGCGACGCGCGTCAGACTCGGGGAGGTTCACGCCGTAGATGCGACCCATGGCCGCGAAGGCGCCCACACCACCAGCGAAACCGCAGGCGAGCTCTTGCACCTTGCCGATCTGGCGCTGGTCTTTGTTGACCTGATCGTAAGTCGTGTGAAAGGTTGCTGCGGCATTGACCTTGTAGACGTCTTCGCCCTTGGCAAACACGTGCAGCTTTTTGTCACCGGCGGGGCAGTTGGAGAGCCAAGGCGTCACACGCGCTTCGATCGCCGACCAGTCCGCGACAACAAGCTGTTTGCCGGGGGTTGGGGTGATGGCGGGTCGGAGCATGCCTTTGAGGACGTCGGTGATGCATTTGCCATATTTGGGAACGATGGCGTGTCCTCGGACCATAGCCATGCGTACTGCATCAGGTTCTTCAGCGCATTTGCGAGTGAAATTGTGCACCTGTAATCCATAGCTCGATGCACGGCCAGTGGCGGAACCCCCAGCGAATACAAAAGCGCCTCGGACTCGGCAATCTTCGACATCTGCCAACGCTGCCATGCGGCTGAACTTCGCAACCGAACTCGCCCAGAGGTCGTCGGCGCACTGGATGACTTCCGCCACGTCGGGTGGTACTTCATCGGGATTCTCCATCGCGAGCAGGTTAGCTCGCACTGTCTTGTCGATTGAATACTTGGCCTCGCCGTCCTTGTGCACGACCATCAGCTTCTTGGCCTCGTCACCGACACGCGCCAGCACCCATTCGCGCATCTTGGGGCTGCGCACGCTGGTGATCTCGCCCTGCGTCACCTCGGCCACCACGTCTTGAATCTCGACCAGCTCGTCCTGCGCGTAGCGCATGGCGGCCTTGGCCAAGGCGGTGTCGACCAACACGCCCCGGTCGTTGATGCGCTCGTTGACGTGGTAGTCAGCCAGCTCGTCAGCGGTCAGGTTGCGCATGGCCTTGGAGACGGCGCGCATGGCGTTGACGTCCATTTCGCAGTACTCGATCATCTCTTGCATCAGCGC